TGCGCGAAATCATCGGCAGCAGATACATAATGATCCAAAGTAAAAGCTGGAAAACCAGCGGCCGTTTGAGCACATTTAGCAAAGATGGAAATTCCTTGATTGTTAAACGTGATATCATTAGCGGCACCAGCTCTAGCAGGCCAATAGCGGCGAATAGTATGAAAAGGCGCTTCTATATCAATACCAGTGTCTGCAATCAAAGGAGTGGTATTCCAACCGGATGCTCCGTTTCTAACACCATAATGATCAACCCTATTAGATCGTGCAATATTAGATGGATTGGCCAACGCGGGAGTAACGGTCAATGTGTTCGAATACGCCGCTCCCACAGCTCGACCCAAAGTAACATTCCCCAAGAATACATCATTATTTCCTGGGACAAATCTGTGTCGTACACCTCCTCGCCGAGCCAAAAAAGCAGGCGTAAAATAATTTAAAAACGTGTTTGAAACAAAATTAATAGGCGTAGTAGCCGCATGCACAGCTAAAGGAGCACGCCCTGGATACAAAGGAAATTGAGGTAAATTAACTTTCCACGAATATCGAGCAACAGCGCCAGTGCCAACTTGACCCCAAGTTGCTGAATAAGTGTAACGCTTCAACAACGTTCGCAAAGACAATACGGGATCACCATAATAAATAGCAGGTGTAGCATCGTCTTTCAATGTGTTACCAAAAACCACGTGTGCCGGTTGTCTATGCGGTGAAAACTGCACCTCCTCAATGGCCTCACCAGACTGTACGAAATATTCCAAATTCGTCATAGTATCCTGAGGAGAATAAACCTCAAAATCATCACACATTGAAACAGACATCAAGATAGTAATAGGGGAAGCTAAATTTGAATCGGGAGCTGTCAACTCGTTTAATACATAAATTGCTAGCGATCCATTAGCAAAAGGAATCACAGGATTATTTACCGTCGCAGTAGGACTAAACGGAATAATTAAATCCTGAATATTTGATATAGGAGCATAAGAGTAAGGTTGATGCCACCCTACATCAATCACCATCTCCTTAGATTCGGATAAGTCCCAAATCTGAGTCAAATTTGTATTAAAATCCGCACCAACCGTGGGCAAGCCCAAACCAGGCTCGTAGACAATTCTTACGCGCCCACGATGAAACGTAGATGCAACGGCGGTAAAGCGAAATCGCATAGTTCCGCGCCAATACTGAAACGGCGTAGCAACCCAACTAGCAGGAGTTTGAAGGTACTGAGCATTAATACCAGTACCAATAACCCTCCACATATTTGGAGTCACCAAAGTGGAAAACAACCGCGTATCAACAGCTCCAGTCTGCGTCCAATTAAACTGTGTAATATATGATTCTCGTTTCGCTATATCCACAATAGACATTTCATCTCTCCCAGTTAAACCTACAACGCGAGGATCAATGGTGACCTCTTGTTTATCATCAAGAGTGGCCTTAAAAATAGGATCGTGCTGAGTGGCAGAAGCCATGTTGGGTTGAAACCTAGGATTCATAAAATTTATATCCGAAACAATATTAGGCTTAACATGCCCAAAAATTTGAGCAATTTTACCCAAATTTCGAGCCCCCATACTAGTAGACATTGCGTAAGGTCCAATAAAAGGAACATTGCGCAAAGAACCAGCTATCTTAGCCAATATAAAAGCTGGCCGAGATACGACTCCTTCACCATACTCATCACCTGATTGGGCAACTAAGCCTCCAGCACTATTAAATGTTGGGGCTCCAAGAACTATATTCTCAGCCCAAGCAATAACCGATACAGTCACAGGCTCAATAACACCGGACACATGGGATAAACCTACCAATTCCCGAATTTGCAAAGTTCCTGCACTATCGAGTTCGGTAGTACTTGTCACGTTGTAACAATTAAAAGTGTGAGTATAAGGCAAACGCAAACAACCACCAGTAGAAGAAGTGGGATCTAAGAAAACATGGGGATTCTGAGAAGCCCGAACACATCCCGCCTCTGTCAAATCGGTATTAACAAAAGAATCAAATCTAGTATCTGGTAAAACATTAGCCAACAACATACCATAATGAAATGGTGTACCGTTAATCAAAATCTTAACGCACATATCACACTTCATATTCTGGTAATTATTAAGCCTATTTACATTACGCTTATCTCGCCAAAATAACCTAAACACTTGTAAAGACAATGGTGTGAAAGCAGTCCCCACTGTCCACGAAGTAGTGGCAATGCGCACAGGACGCGAGAAAAATTTTTGAATATCAAACTCAGGAGAATCAGCTACATAATAAGTATCATCTCTAGCAGATATAAAACCATTCTCAAATCCAGCATTGTCATCAGAAAAAGTGGTGATATTGGCTTTCACTTCTGTCGAAGCCTCAC